TCCGAACTTATTGGTAACAATAAGAAATCTTTATTTAAAATTAAAGATAATAACATCATGCGACTCCTACCTAAGCTTTTTGAGATATGAAAATATCCAAATTAATAGGACACTGGAGCGCATCTGGACCAGACTTTTCAACGGGTAAAAGTCCAATTTAAATACTATTTTATATAGTTAAATTAGTTAATTTAATAGTGTAAATCCTCTTATATGGAGAGTCTTTCTTTCAAACATGCGCCCATAAGAGTAGGAAGTGATTTAAATAATTTATCATTTTTAGTAGCTACTAATGGAAATTGTAGCACAACAAATACTCTAACTGAAGTAAAAGGAATAGGATATTATAATTCTTATTCACTTCAATCTCCTAACGGTTATATAACTAATAATGTATCTTTTCAATATCTTATACAAAATAGTGATCCAATAAGATCCATATTAGAACTACACAAGAGCGGCCAGTTTGAAAATGCTACTCCATATTATGTTGATATTGGAGGATTAACTTTTAGAGAATGTTATTTAGAAAGTTTTTCATTAAGTATTAATCCTAGCACGGTTGCTTCGGCGCAAGTTAATTTTATTAGTTATTCTCCTGCTAGTGGTCAATTTGGAAGGTATCAATTACCAGCTAACACAAACATTGATGCAGACTTTTTACATGGTACAGAAACTAATATCTCGATAGAAAAAGACAAATTAACTAATCTATATCCTTATAACAGTATTAATAACATAATTTATAATTCTAATAATATTTATGTTTATAAAGGAGGATCAGCTAATACAATAAGTACAGTTTTTAATATTGGAGATTTTGTAGGAGGAGCAACAGTTGTTTCAGCAGATAAATTATTTATAAATAATGTATCATATTATCGTAAAATAGGTGCTGGTGCGGGATGGAAAACAGCAAGTAATGCAGATGCAACTAATACTGTTATTTCATCTGGATCTATTATATATATTAGATCTTTTACTTATAAAAGTTATACAATAGGAAACGGCGCAATTATTGAGCTGCAAAATGAACTTCCTTCTGAGTATTTTGGTTTAAATTATAATTTAAAATTACAACATCAACCCATAAATACAATTGGCTCAAGTTATCCAAAAACAATAAAATTTCATGGCGTAGTAGAAGATTTAGAACTTACAGAAAATCTTTACAAAAGAATACTTTATACTGGAGATGCAAAATCAATTACAATTAATTCTTCTGCGATATGTTGTCCAGATATAGATTATTCTATATCAATAAATAGAGCTCAATCTGTTTCAGCTAGTGCAAGCACTCAAAATAATGGAGTCGTAACAACTTTAAGAAAGTTTACGAAATATTACTAATGTTTTATTCTCATAAAAATTTACCAATAACTTTAGAAGCATACAATTCTTCTGGAATCAAAGACTGCGAATATTCTTATTATAATTTTATAGCTCAAAATGTATCATTAAATATTAACCCAAATGCAAATTTTGCTTTTCCAGTTAATTATAAAAAACCATATAGAGGCTTTAATAATCAAGGATTAACATCTACAATCCAACTTAATTTTATAAGTCAAGTGCCTTATGATAATGTCTTTTTTGATAATATATTCGCAGAAAATGGCATTAAAAATAATTTCAAAATGGCATTTGGAGATAGTATATTTCAAAGTGGTTATTTAAAATCTTTTAGTGCTTCAATCGAACCTAATAGTTTAATTCAAAATCAAGCTGAATTTGTATTTTATAATACTGGAACTAATGGATTCACAGGAAGCGTTGGAAATGAAAATTATCCTATAAATTCTACATCTGGATATTATTATGCTCATGGAGCGAATACTCTTATAGCTTTTAAAGATAATTATAATGAATTTAGCAAACATCAAGTCAAAAGAATGGATTTCAATTATTCCGCCGATGTTCAAGCAATCTATGATATAGATACTATATATCCTTCTAGAGTAATATATAACAAAGAACAAATCGATTTAACAGTTGATCTAGATACTTATGGAGTCGGCATAAGAGATATAAATAATGTAATAAGTGGCACAAAAATCATATATACTGGTATGGTGTCTCCTTCTAACGGAATAGAGATATTCTTAAAAACTGGCTATTTAATGAATAAAAATTTCAATACCAAACCTAATGATATTATAAACTCTAGAATATCTTTAAAATACTTCATATAATCTATAAATGGACAGATACACTGCTACAAAAATTCAAGATGGAATATTAATTAACGCTAATATATCCAATATACCTTTAAGAAAAAATACATTTTTGGTTTTTGATAAAGATTTATTTACTTTAAGAATTGATAGTTTTGATAATTATAAAATTCAAAAACAATTCAAAAAAATAGAAGCAGAAAATAAAATTCATATTTTTCAAAATACTAAAGAATTTTCCATTGGCGACTATATTGATATCTATTATGATGAGTATGAATTTTTTGGATATAAAGAAGTTTCTAATAGAGAAGGAGTGATATATAAAAATCAAAATTTTTACCCTCAAGATGGATTAGCTTCAGGTAATAAAAAAACTCTTTTAAGAGTATTAGAAATTGATGATCAAAATATAGATTTAGAAATGGAAGATAAGGGAGGCTACATAACTCCACCAGACCAAGGAACACCATTCATAAGTGACAGCGGGGCTAAAATTTACATTGATCATTTTTATAGAAAATCAACAATAAAAAGCTTCCAAACAAATTTAATTAAAAACATAACCTATAGAGATGATTTTATCATTTTAGATTTATTAAATCCTTTGCCTCAAAATGTAAAAGAAGGATTAGTAATAGTAAACAAAATTTTAATAAAAACTTATACTGACATATCTAATTTAAATAAAGATAATGAATATTTTTATATAGTGCAAAATAAGTTGCCGTATTTGAATCTGCCATTTCCAGAAATTGAAGACGAGATTGCATCAAAAATGTTTGAAGATATTCTTTTAAGAATGGATAACAAATTCATGCAAATAGAAAAAACTTTAAACGAAATAAACAATAAATTAGAAAAAAAATAAAATCAAATATATAATACTATATGAATGTGCCCAATGATTATCCTTTTGTTTCAAAAATATTCCTTGATCTCGTATCAAACCAACAATTCAAAACTGCTTTTCAAGCTGTTGCGCCAGAAATTTATGCTGATATAGAAAGCGCAAGTACTAATCCAAATTGTAGTTGCAGAGGCAAGATAGAAAATTATGTTAATACAAATAGACAAAAAGCTCTTGATTTCTTGAATAATTTTATTAAAAATACTGGACTAGAAATTGATCTCCAAGCGATTACTCAAAAATACACAGTAAAATCATACGCAGGAGTAACTGAAAAAGTAAAAATTTCAGAATGGCAAACTTTTCAAAATCGCTTAATTCAAGAAAGAGCAAACTTTAGAGCATTTTCAACTTCAAAAATTGATGATGAATACGTTAACGTTTTCTTTCTATGATATTTTTTGAACTTCTTACTTATATAATATTAAGTTTAGGAGTCAGTTTTGTTTGGAGTTTTTCTGATATATTTGCACCAGTAAGAAATTTTATAGCTAAAATTCCATATATTAGGCGACCACTATTATGTCCAGAATGTTCTAGTTTTTGGATGGGGATTTTTACTACTTTATTTTATAACCCTCTTTACTATACTCTTGGAATCTTTTCTTTTCCATTCTGTGGGTTAGCGACTCATCTTTTCGCTTGTTTTTTATATAAAATTTATTTTAAAATTAAAAGCTAATATTATTAGTTAAATTTATTGTATCTTCACTCTGTAGATTGTTTCTGCTTGTAATTGGAAGAGTGGGTCTGCTAAAAGCTTGATAGGTTAAATTAACAATAGAAGAATCACCAACTGATCCTTGATAGGATTCTCCAAGAAATATAGCTTCATTAAAATTAAAAGATAAGATAGAAGCTCCATTTGGATTTTTAAAATCTTTAAATGTTATACCTAAAGATTCTACTTTATATTGGCACAATAAATCTCTTATATTTTTAACTTGATAATCATCAACTTTGATACCAAATGTAAGATTTGTAACAACTGGAGGATTTGTTATAATCTGGAATGGATAAGAGTTGCCTAATTTGTATAGTATATTTCTATTTGTATCTATACTTAATGTGAAATTTTGAAGCCTATTGAATTGAAAATCATTTAAAGTTACTTCTATATCTCCATAATCAGCAATTGTTATGTCATTTTTAGGCAATATTGATAAGCTCTTATCTACCCCTTCTCCAAATTCACCAAGTACTGTTAAGCTAGTAGTAAGTGCTGGTATTTGATTAACTGCACAAGAAATAGAGTAATTATTTAATATGCCCGAATTAAAAGCAAAATATTTATCCTTATACTCTAAATATCCACTAAATGTAGTATCTCCAGTATAGTTAATAAAATTATCAGAATCTATTAAAAGCTTATTAACTGTTATTTCTGCTGTTACTGGTTTAGAATGAGAAAAAGCGACACTTTCCATACCAAGGTATCTTGTGAGATCTATTGGTAAATTATAGTTAAAACTAAAGTCTTGTATTCCTAAAACTTCTTTAGAGTCTATGAATAGCCTTTGATTTTCTTTGACAATTCTTCTTAACATTATAAATTAATTACACCTTTAATACGTGTAATAATACCAAAGGTGTAAGGTAAAAAATGAGTGATTTATCATTATATAGCGTAAGTGGTTATAATAATAGCATACCATATGCTAGAAATGATATTATCTTAACTGGCAGTAATTATTATTATAGTTTAGTTGACAACAATCAAAGTCATGCCCCAACTTCTTCAACTTCTAATATTTATTGGGGAGGCTATAGATATTACTCAGCTTTAACAAAACCAGAGTTTATTTGGAAACCTACTTATGCTTCTCAATTACAAATCAAGCCAGCTGTAAATGTTATAAAATTTGGTAATGGGTACGAACAGCGTATAGCTGATGGAATAAATAATAATCTTCAAAAATTTAATTTAAATTTTGAAGGAAGAGATAAAAATGAAACAAGAGCTATTGCTCATTTCTTGCATAAACGAAAAGCCACAGACCCTTTCTTTTTTGATGCTCCATTTCCATACAATTTTGATGCATCTCAATCTTATCCAAAAAGATTCATTTGTGACGAATGGGATATAACTTATAATTTTTATAACAATTATAATATAACAGCTAAATTTTCTGAAACCGCAAATATATGAGTATTAATTCTAACGAGCAAATTGGCACAAAAAAAATATCTACAGAAAGCTCTAAATTAAATCCATCTGCTTTAATAACTTTATATGAATTTGATTTTAGGAATTTTGGAATAAATCGAGATGACATAGATTTAGCAGAATTAAATTTTGCTAATGAAATTCCAATACCATATAATGACGCAGGAAATCTTCCAGATTATGATAGTACGGAAATAGATAGTCCACTAGGAATTTTACGTTTTCACAGTATGACTATCAATTTTGAAAACGCTAGTTCAAACTTAAGTAGTCCAACTTTATTTAATCAAATAATTTGGCAGGGAAAAAGATATGTACCATTTCCAATTCTAATTGAGGAATTTGAAATGATGGCTAGAGGAACTCTACCAAAACCAAAATTAACTTTCACTAGTCAAAATCAAATTGACGCATATGATTATTTTTTTATAAAAATAAAAAATACAGTTAGATCAATTGGAGATATAATTGGTCTAGAAATCACTAGGAAAAGAACTTTTTTAAAATATCTTGATGCCGTTAATTTTAAAAGTTATGGCGGAATTATAAATGATGATGATTTTACAATTGATCCAGATCCTTATGCTCAATTAAATCCAGATATTTATTTTATTGATAGAAAATTGAGAGAAAATAAAAATACTTTACAATATGAATTGAGTTCAATTTTAGATTTAGAAAATATAAAACTTCCACTTAGAACATTATATAGTGAAGCTTGCTCTTTTGATTATAGAGGAGAAGGGTGCGGGTTTGTAGGCGCACCAGTTGCAAATGATAAAGATGAAGTTATAAGTAGTTTATTAGGGGTAGGTGTTTCGGAAGGAAGCCCTGCTTTATGGGAAAAAGCAAATGATCAAGCCTATTCAAAGGGACAATATGTTTATGTTGAATTGAATGGAATTAATTATTTTTTTGTTTCAAAAATGAATAATAATAAATACTCTCCATTTAATGCAAATTATTGGATAGCAGATCAATGTTCTAAAAGATTAAAAGGATGTAGAAAAAGATTCGGTAGTCCATTGCCATTTGGCGGATTTCCAGCAACTTCTAAGGAGTTATAATTATGGTTGAAGTAGAATTACATGGTATATTAGCAGAAAAAATAAAAAAAACTAAATGGAGCTTGTCGGTAAATAGTGTTGGAGAAGCTATTAGAGCTATAGAAGCTAATACTAAAATTCTATATGAAACTCTTTATGAGTTAGAGAAAGATAATTTAAAGTATAGAGTTCTTATAAATAAAAAAGATTTTAAAATATTTAAAAACCCAGATGAAATTGAGAACGATCTTGAAAAAGCAATTTATTCAAATTTAACAGTATCTTATAAAGATGAAGATTTAAAAAGTATTGATATCATTCCAATTATAGAAGGCGCGGGCGGAGCGCTCACTGCTATAGCTGGAATTGTTTTAACTATTATTGGAGTAGTATTACTTTTTATTCCTGGAGGTCAAGTTTTTGGTGCAGCTTTAATTATAGCTGGAATAGGTTTAGCTGCTGCTGGATTTTTATCCCTTTTATCTTCTCCTCCACCATTTGTTGCTCCAGAATTTCAATCTCCAGAAATGGCAGCAAAAGGCGGGGGTGGGAAAGCTTATCTTTTTGATGGACCAACAAATACAAGAGGTGAAGGTGGGCCTATTCCAGTAGGATATGGAAGACTCATTATTGGATCCAAGACTGTTAGTGCTTCGTTTAATACTAGTTATGTTAAAAATACTGAATCAAGGACAACTTAATGAATCCGAAAGAAGAAAATAGAAAATTTTATCCTAAAATTTTGAGAGGAGCAGGAGGAGGCGACCAATGTCATCCCAGTCCACCACCAGATCCACATACACCAGTCGAAGCCCCAGAAGGTATTTATAAGGCTGGAGTAGCAGGTAAAGTACTCTCTAGAACTGAAACAGAAGTTACAGATTTAATTTCTGAAGGTCCAATTGAAGGTTTAGTCACTGGGAAGTATATTTACGCTGGCCAAAGTAATCAAATTGGTTGGTCAAGTTATCAATTTAATAAATATCCTAATAAAGCAAATGATCCTTATCTAAGATCAATATTTTGGAAAAATGTTCCATTAATTGATGATGCTGGAAATTATAATTATTCTCAAATTAATTTTAGGTATGATAATGGAAATCAAACTACTGCAGTTAATTTAACGAGTAAGTTAAATAACGCAATTGATGCGGCAAGTATTCCTCAATCTTCTAGAACTTTAACAATAGGAGATACTTTAAGATACGGCACAGATTTTGCTAAAAATTACGATTTTAGAAGCACAAATATAAATAAATTAATAGTATCTTTAAAAATAACTGCTCTTTTTGATCAACAAAATGATCCAAATGTAGATAGAGTAACTTATGATTTGGGTTGCGGATCTCAAGTTAAAATTTCTCAAACTGCAGGAGATATTAGAGACAGAAGTATAACTTATAGATTTAAAATTTTTAAAATAACTAGCGGCGGATATATAGAAATAACATCTTTACGAAAAGACGATAAGACTGATGGAAAAATAAGTTCTGGAATCATTGACGCTTTTGAATTTGATTTAAGTAATCAATACAATCCAGATGATGAAACATTTTTAGGATGGAGAGTTTATATACAAAGGACCAGCAAAGAAAGTACAGTATTAAATTTAAAAGATTCAGTAACGGTAGACTCAATTACGGAAGTTTTTAAAGAGGATTATATATATCCAAAATCTGCAATTTTTAAAAGTTTATTTACAGCAGAATATTTTTCAAATGTTCCAGACAGAGCATATGATGTTAAATTATTAAAAGTAAAAATTCCAAGTAATTATGATCCAATTAAAAAAACTTATGCTGCAGATTGGGACGGAAGATTTTCAGATGTTTATCATCCTTCTGGTGTTGGTCTTTATTGGACAGATAATCCAGCATGGTGTTATTATGACCTCTTGACAAATAAAAGATATGGTTTAGGAAAGTACATAAAAAATCAACAAGTAGATAAATGGAATTTATATCAAATTGCTCAATATTGCGACACAATTGTTGATGATGGATTTGGTGGATTAGAGCCAAGATTTACTTGTAATGCTATTATAAATGATTTTGCTGATGCATTTAGTTTATTAAATGATATGGCTAGTATTTTTAGAGGTATGTCTTATTATGCTAATGGATCAATTTTTGCAATTGCTGATCTTCCAAAATATCCTTATATTTTATTTACAAATTCTAATGTAGAAAATGGAGATTTTAATTATTCTAGTAGTAGTAAAAAGACAAGAAATACTGTTGCTGTGGTTAGGTATAATGATATGAATTATTTTGCTAAACCAACGGTTGAACATATTGAAGATCCAGATGGAGTAAGAAAATATGGTATTAGAAAATTAGAAATTACTGCATTTGGTTGCACAAGTAGAGGACAAGCTTATAGGCTTGGAAAATGGGCATTGGCTACTGAACAATTAGAAACAGAGACTGTCGATTTTACTGCAGGATTAGATTCCGTATATTTAAGACCAGGAGATGTTATTAAAATTCAAGATTCAAATAGAATAATGCATAGATTAGGGGGAAGAGTTATGGAAATTACTACGGGAGTTGGAGGTAAACATAATTTTGTTCTTGATGAAGAATTTAATAATATTTCTGGATATTTTACAGAAAATTTTCCAGGAAAAACTCATAAATTTGAAATTTTAACACCTACATCTAGAGCGACTGGAACAAATTATTCTGATTTTCTTACAGGTTATGAAAGAAGTAAAATTCAATCTGGATTATTTCAAATCAACACATCTTTTATAACTCCCGCTACTGGTTATCATCCAGAAAAAACTTTAACAAAAATCAATTGCAATAAAGTATTTAATACGACTGATTATAATTTATATACTGGAGCAATTTGGACCGCTCAAACAACTGGTAGCGGTTTTGGAGTAAATACTGAAACTGAATTATACAGAGTAATTGGAATATCTGAAATTGAACCATTTAAATATAATATAAACGCAATGGAATATAATCCAAGTAAATATTCATATGTTGAATCTGGAGTATCATTCTCAGATACTCCAGTGTTAACTCCACCGACATCAAAAGAAGCTAGTTATCCTAGTGGCCTGTCATTATACGAAACAGAAGATTTATATTTAAATTATAGAATTAGTGGCGCTGTAGATACTGCAGATCATGAAACAAGTTATTGGAAAATATACAACAAAAGTGGAAGTGATTTTGTTAGCAATGATCTTCAAGCTCAATACGCTAATATTCAAGGCTTTACAGTGGACGTACCAAAAGAAGACTTCTTTATAAGTTCTCTACAAGTTCCTAGCGATAATTCTCCTATAAGTGGAAATTATGTTCCCACAGGAAATAACCAAACTTATTATTTTAGAATTTACGGCATAAATCCAAAAGGATACTATTCTAGAAATTATAGAGCTGGAAATTTTTATTTTTCTTCTAATTTATTAGGAGATTATACTAATTTAATTGAATTAAATGATTTTAAATATAGATCTAGCTATGATGATTTAACTACAGTTTCAGTTGTAGGTAGTAATCCAGGCCGATTTCAATCTGTAGCTTTAAATACAAGTAATTTAATTCATGATAAAAGTTTGGATCTTCAATGGAGCATGGACAATCTTGCTGAAAGTTTAAAATATTGGACCAACGATGAATTAACTTATAGATTAAGATTTGGAACTGGAAATTTTGATGGTTCTGGCGCTAATAGCGAAAGTTTTATTGGAACAAATTATTATTCACCTAGCTCAACATCTTCAGAATTTTCAGCATTTACTGGTTTAAGTAACACAAATTTAAGATCACTGTTAACTGATGATGTAATTTCTGGATTTTGGATGACTATTGATGCAATAGAAAAAGATGGAGGAGTAAAATACACATCTCAACAAACTGTAGCTGGTACTGCTTACAATCAGCCTCACGGCTATCTTTTTGGACTATTTCAAAATGATCAAATGACTTCTGAAAAATATGATATAAATACTGCAACAGCTATAATAAATACAGATAATAATATATCGATAGTATTAAAAAATCCAAAAACTTATATTGGAAGTATATATGTGTTCTTCACTGATCAAAATAGTGCAACTGGTTATTTGACCACAAGTAACTTAAATAAAATAATGTATAAACAATTCACTAGTCCAAGTTATACTAGTTTTGTTACATCCTTAGCTTCTAGCGGTATTCAATTAAGGGAAGCATTTTTCAATGGAGCAGATACATTTACAACAACTAGTAGTTTCACTAAAAGCGTTGGAGCTGGAATTCTTAAAAGTGGATATATGGTCGTAAGACTATCTACTCAATTTGAAGATAACTTAATGAGCCAATATACTAAAGATTTCAATAATGGAAGTACTTATAATTTAGGTAATTATACTAAAAATCATTATGAAAGTAATTGCGGGGGAGGAAATCAAGTAGATTGCTATAGCCAACAATGTGGTTATGGTATACCTTGTCCTCCATGTGTGGTTGGATCTTCTTGGAGATCAAACGGAGGTTTTGGTGTAAAATATTGTTATAATAATACTTATACTACTGTAGAAGCTGTATCAGTTGATTACCAAAGTCTTCCAAATGGATTAGCTACTACTTATAGATTTCCAAAAGTTAATAATGAAGGAACTGCTGTTGATACTGATCGACAAATCGTTAATAATTTAGCATTCTTGCCTCAAGTTAGTGATAATCCAATTTACTTAACTAATAATTTAAGTAATGTCGTAGATGAGGAGCGATTGTCTGGAGTAAGCGGTTATCTTATTGGCCTAATAAATAGTTTAAGTGGTGACGCTTTTCTAAAAAATAAAATAAATAGTGGAAATTTAATTTTAGCAACTGGTTATAATATAAGTGTTCTATCTGGAAATATTAACATCAATAGCGGGACTCTTGGATTAAGTGGAACTACTAATTTTATATATAATACAATTACAAATTCTGGAACAGATAAAATCTACGCTCCTTCTGGATATTTTGCTATGAATTTAAATGGAACTGGCGTTAGAATTCCATTCTTTAAATCTTAATTTATTTTTTAATCTTTTTGATTCTATCAATTAATTCAAATATCTTTGATTTAGGTATATCTTTAATACAATTAAGATTCTCTGCGCCATCAAACTTTTCTTTAATTAATTTTTCCTTAAGATAATCAAATGATACTTCTTTATCTTTCATAACCTTTTCTAGTAAAACTTGTGGAGAAGTCTGATTTTCTCTTGAGGATACTGCCTCCTCTAGAAGCTTCACATCTCCAAGCTCTTCTTGAGATACGATATTAATCTTTAGAAAAGAACGTACACATCTTACAAATGCCCTATTTTCTGCAATAGCTGCTAAAAAATACCTTGCAAAACTTTTTGTATTATTTAAAGTAGCATCGGCAAGAGCCTCAAATTCAATAACTCTTCCATTAGTCTCATAATTAGGAATCCATGTGATTTTACAAGATGTTGCAAAATAATTTTCACTAGCAGCAGCCACTTTGTATTCAACGCTAGTATAGCCTCTAATCTGTGCTAGTTCTTTAGTTCCTCCAAGAAGAATAAGAAGATCTTTATCTTCTAATTTAGATACATCAGTTTCTTGCGTTTTCTGCCTATTAGGTACTAGATACTCCTGCTTTACCATTTTACGCCAATTTATGGTTCCATCATCATTATATGTATAATTGGTATTTTTATCTTCAATTAGACCATATTTATTCCTTGTGATAAGTTTTGGAGGAACAACTTCTAGTACTGGTTCGTTTAATTCTACTATAACATTAGTATTATTCTCAAAAAGGGCAGAGCTTCCAATTGAAGCTGTTTCATCTTGTTGTTTAATTTTTGGACTCATTACTAGTATGATAGTCTACTTATGTAAACTAGTCAACTAAAAAAGCATAATTATCTGAATGTTTCCAAAAGGTATCTGTATCAATAATTTCTTGAATATTTTTATCAAAATCTTTAATTGGTAAGTCTTTGTCTACAGCAGCTTCGCTCATATATAATTTATTATCACTTAATATAAAATGATTACTTTTGTAGTATTTTATATTTTTATGATCATAATCTTCTTTATTTTTATAATTCAATTTAAATATTAATCCTAAATCCATATAGTGTATTTTAATATTATTGATCTGTTCTTGATCTAATTCTGAAACTAGTGAAAAATTAATATTTTCATTTTTTAATAAATTGATAAATGAGGGATCATTTGATTCTTGAATTTTATAAACGATTTGAATAATATTTGCTTTATAGGTTTTTATTAGATTTTCTGAAATAGCTCTATTTGTTATAATCAAGCATTTGCTTTGGGCTAGTTGTGCTTGTAGAATATTTTCATCGAATTTAATATCCATTCTGACTATGATATTGGGTGCTCCTAAAGAAGCAGGATTGACTACCATATTCGGTACGAGTTCTATAGTTTTATTCATGTAACTCAAACCAATAGATATAAATTTATTTTTAATTTTATATTTTATATTCAAACTATCTAATATAGCTTGGCCTAACATATCTGGTTTTATATTATTTATAACTTTAGGATTTTCTTGAGGAGAATACGAAGGCTTTGACTTCTTATCAAAAGCTTCAATTAATTGAACGTCTTTCTCATCGCTCCAATAAGGTCTATTTTGGGATGCATAAATATTTCCATATAAACCAACAATTTTTTTATTATAACTTGAAGCTAGTTGTAATCCTAATGAATTAGATCCTATATAAGCTATACAATTTTTAATCAAATAAGCTTTTTGATTTGCATTGTAACCAGTTACTGTATAAGAGTTAATTAGTTTTTGGTCATTTTGTCCACAAAGTTGTAGTATATTTATATTGTTTTCTTTTAATGAATGCGAAATTAAGCTAATAACTTCTTGCCAGTAGTCATAATTTTTAGATTGATATTTTGGATCGTTAGTTTCAATTATTATATATTTATCAAAATTTAATGGATAATATTTTTCATAAATATATGGTTTTGATATTTTTAAACCAGAAGATGTAGCAAATGCTTCTAAAACGTGCATATAGATATTAGAAATTTTTTATATCAAATTCAATTTTATCTTTGCCATTATGAAGATAATTTAATATTTTTTGTGT